AACATACTCTACTATTCAAAAAACAGATGAAGCTATTAGAGAGCTTATAGGAGCAAATGAAGAGTTGTTTAGAAACTCTGTAATAATGTCATTAGACAATACTATTCCATTCATGGCTCAGAAAAAAGTGGAAAAAAGAAAATTTATTGAAAGCATTCTTCAAATAAACGTTTTTAGTGAGATGCTCTCTAGCGTTAGGCAGGATTACAATGACCTAAAAAAAGAATATGATATTTCCTCTAGTCTTTTTTCAGAAAAACAAAAGACAATCTCATTCTTCAGAGATCAAAAGATAAAAAATCAACAAATAAAGGATCAAAAAATTGAAACTTTAAAAAATAAAATAAAAGATAATGAGGAAAGGCTGAAAACAAATCAAAACCAAACACTTTTAGACACAAAAATTAAATTACAAGAATCTTTAAAGAAAACTGAAGAGGCTATTCAAAAGATAGAAGAAAAAATATTAAAAACATCTGATTCTTTATTAGAGTGTTCTAAGAAAGAAGCAATATTTCACACTGAAATTGAAAATATAGAAAAACAGATAAAGGCATTAAAGAATAAAACAGGAATATGTCCAACATGTAAGAAAAAACTTTCAGATGAGGATGATTCTTCTATAGAAGAACATTTGAATCAATTATCTGGTGATAAAAACATAAAAAAACAAGAATTTGATAATATTTCAAAACAAAGACACGAAATTTCAAATGAAAAAAATATTTTTATCAAAAAACAAAGAGAATTGAATGATTTATATAAAACATTGAATCAAAAAATAACAAATATAGATGTTTTAATAAAAGAAAACTCTACAATTAATGATAAAAATTTAGAAATTCAAGAATCTATAGACAATCTATTAGAAGAAAAGGATCATACAGAAGAAAAAATAAAAGAAATAGAAGAATCTTTAAAAGAAATAGAAGAAAAAATTACAAATCAACAAAAAACACTGAATATTCTAGAGAATTCAAAACTTATAGTTTCAGAGGAAGGTGTTAAAACACATATTATGAAAAAACTTCTTGTTTTCTTTAATAATAAATTGAATTTTTATTTAAAAAAACTTGAAGCACCATGTTCCTGTAACTTTGATGAGTACTTTGAAGAAACAATCATAAACGAAAATAAAAAAGAATGTTCTTATTTTAATTTTAGTGGTGGAGAAAGAAAAAGAATAGATATTGCAATACTTTTTACATTTCAGGACATACTTAAATCACAGTCTGGTATATATTATTCTCTTAATATGTATGATGAATTGTTTGATTCGGCCTTAGATGAATCAGGAACTAATAAAGTTCTAGAAATACTGAAGGAAAAGTCCGAAAAATACAAAGAATCTATATATATTATATCACACAATCCATCCATTTATAAAAATAATATTGATAATGTTATAAATTTGGAAAAAATAAATGGTGAAACAAAAATAGTTATTTGATTTCTATTAAAAAAGAGATATAATACATTCATGGCTTTAAAAATAAAAAAAGAAGATAGCTCTGATAAAAGAGTTACATATGGTTTTAATATTGTAAAAAAAGGAATTCCTTATCCACCAATAGGAACAAATACAAATCTTTTAAATTATTTTTATGTTAGTCTTTTTCCTGTAAAAATACCACCACCAGCACCAATTGAGATGCCTGAATCTAGTTTACCTAGAGTTTTGAACTACTATGCCGATTATGGTGGGTGTGGTTTCTGGAGAATGATATGGCCAGAGTATCTTTTAAACTTCTATCAAAAAGCTGTTTGTTCTGGTATGACTCAAATGATCTTGGATGTCAGATTTTATCAATCATTAAAGGCTGTTAGGTTCCAGAGACAAGCAACAGAACACCAAAAACTCTTTATCAAGGAGCTTAATAAAATTAAACACAATACTGGTCTTAGACTAATATATGAAGTGGATGATATTGTTTTTAGAGAAGACATTCCTGATTATAATAGGTGTAAAGATGCATTTAATGATGAAAATATCGTAAAAAACATCCTAGAAATTATAGGAATGATGGATGAAATGACTGTTACTTGTCAATTCATGAAAGATTATTATATTGAGAAGACAGGAAACAAGAATATAACAGTTATTCCCAATTATGCACCTAAATTCTGGCTTGATAGATTTTATGATAAAGAAAAATTACAAAAAAACTTTGAAAAGAATAACAAAAGACCAAGAGTTCTTTATTCTGGATCAGGTACACATATTGATGTATTAAATAGAACAGGAATGAAAGACGATTTCAGCCATGTGGTTGATGAAATCATTAAAGCAAGAAAGAAGTTTAAGTTTGTATGGAAGGGATGCTACCCATTGGCAGTAAAACCATTTATTGATAACGGAGAAATGGAGTATTTAGACTGGTCGGTGTTACCAGAGTATCCACAGGGACTAGTGAATGCGAATTGTAATGTTACTTTTGCACCTTTGGTTGATAATATCTTTAATAAATCAAAGAGTAATATTAAAATGATAGAAGCTGGTGCTCTTGGCATGCCTGGTGCTTATCAAGACCTTTGTACCTATGAATTATCACAAAATAAATTCAAATCGGGAAGAGATCTAATAGGTATGTTAGAACATTTAACATCCAATGTTGATGTTTATATGAAAGAATCAAAGAAAGCCAGAGATTTTGCTGAAACAATGTGGTTAGAAGATCATATGGATCTATATGAAGGTCTTTATTTGACTGGATGGGGGTCAAAGGAGAGAAATGAGAAATATTCTAACTTGACTTTACTAAATAAAGATCAGATGATATAAGCCAACTCATGGCTTATCGAAACGTAGCATATAATAATAAAGACGGATGCATTAATCTTTGGACTTGGGATGAGGATGGTAATAGAATAAAAATCGAAACATCCTACGAACCTAGTTTATATATTGAAAGTAATGAAAAAACTGATGGAATTTCTATTTTTAATACAAAATTAAAAAAACTTACATTCAAAAACAATTATTATAGAAATAAATTTGTAAATGAAACACCTATAAAAAGAATTTTTCAAAATTTGAATGTAGAACAAGAATTTTTAATCAATACATTCAGAGAAGACCAGAAAACAAAAGATTTATCAGGCTTTCCTTTGAAAATATATTTTTGGGATATTGAAACTTTTAGCCCAGAAAAATTTCCGGAACCTTCTCAGGCAGAAGATCCTATAAATTTAATAACCATATATGATTCTTTAAAAAAGAAGTATTATAGTTGGGGTACAAAAAAGTATTCCTCAAAAGAATCAAATGAAATTTATTATTTTTGTGAGAACGAATACGAATTATTAGAAAAATTCTTACAGTTTTGGGAAAAAGATCCACCAGATATAATGTGTGGATGGAATACAGAAACATTCGATGTTCCTTATCTCATTAATAGGATTAAACAATTTAAGGGAGACGAATATAATAGACTTTCTCCTATTCAAAATGTTTATTGTAGAGAAGGTGTTGTTATAAACAAGTACAACAAACCATTTGATAAGTGGTATATTTCTGGAGTTTCCAATCTAGACTACATGATTATCTATAAAGCCTTTTCTAGAGGTGATTCTGAGTCATATAGTCTGAATTTTATTGCTGAGAAAGAACTAAAAGAAGGAAAAATTGATTTTGGAACAGGTAATTTAGCAGAATTAGCAGAATCTGATTGGGATACATTTGTAAAATATAATATTCAAGACGTAAGACTTCTTGTAAAACTAGAAGAAACATTGAAATATTTGGATTTGGTAAGAAACTTATCATATAAAGGGTTTATCCCATTTGAAAAGGCTACTGGTAAGGTTTCTATGATTACAGGAGCAATTGCACATGAGGCATTATTGCAGGGTAAGATGATTCCAACATTTAAATCAGATCATGAAAAACAAGAATATGTTGGAGGGTATGTACATGATCCAGAAAGAGGATTACAGAAGTCACTGGTTAGTTATGATGCTAATAGTCTATATCCCAATACAATTATTACATTGAATATTTCACCTGAAACTAAAATCGGAAAAATTTTAGAAAAAACAGATGACGAATACAAATTATCTCTAATTAATGGTAAAATAATCTCTTTATCAAAAGAGAAATTTTTAAAATTAGTTGAAAGAGAAA